CAAGAAGAGATCTTTGAAATGTCGATTCGTGCCTTACAGAATATGAGCAGCGAAACCGAGCGAGCCGCCTTAGCCAATGACCTATTTGGCAGAAGCGGCCAAGAAATGCTGCCTTTATTGAATACCACAGCGGAAGCAACCCAACAGCTAATCGACCGAGCCAGTCAGTTGGGTTTTGTGATGAGCGATGAAGCTGTTACTGCTGCTGTGGTCTTTGGGGATTCCCTGGATGATTTAAAGTCCGCCTTTGCCGGTGTCAAGAACAGCATCATGGGAGATGTCTTACCCGGATTCAATCTGGTGGTAGAAGGCTTAATCGGTTTACTGACTGGTGGTGAGACTGCCAGAGAGAAGATCAAAACTGGAGTGGCAGAAACAATTGCTACCGTCAGAGATATCCTCCCTCAAATTAAGGAAATACTTCTTACGGTCATCGATGTCGCAGCGGAAGTCATCCCGGAAATCATTCAATCCATTGTAGGTTTTCTAGTTGAGAATCTACCGGAAATTCTAAAAATGGGCACGGAGATTTTGCTGAAACTGATCAGTGGTATCCTGCAAGCAATCCCTGAAATCACGAAACAGCTTCCTGCCATCGTCACCGCCATCGTTGACACTTTAGTCACATTCGCTCCTCAATTCAAGGAAATCGGTAAAGACATCGTGCGAGGTATCTGGCAAGGAATTCTGGGATTGGGTGCTTGGCTAAAGGAAAAGATGAATGACTTCTTTACCGGCATCGTGGGAGGGATTAAAGGTTTGCTTGGCATTCGATCCCCTTCCAAAATCTTTGCCGTGATAGGAGAAAACATGGCCGAGGGATTAGGTGTTGGGTTTAGTGAACAGATGAAGCACGTCAAAAAGCAGCTGAACAACGCAATCCCTCAAAGTGGTTTCGATTTTGGATTCAATACAGCCCAAGCTAACAGCACTTCTGCTTTAGGAGATGCAATGATACTGGTCAATGTTCCTTTAGCCTTAGATGGTAAGCTTCTGACGAGCAGCACTGGCAAAGTGCAGTATAGTCGTAATCAATCCTATGCCAGAGCCCTGGGGGTGATTCCGGTATGAGCAAATTAATCTTCTGCGATGATGCCCTGAACCCTTTAGCCACTTTGAAAGCCGCAGTATCAGCGAAACGCTTGGAAAGGCTAAATGGTGAAAACACCCTCGACTTCACTTGCCCTGCTAGAGATGCTGCAGTAGAACATTTGAATGAAAACACGGTTGTTTCTTTGGATGGGGATTATTTTGACGTAGTCTTTCTACGTCGAGAACAATTAAGCAATGGCTGGATGCAGGTTACAGTCGAATGTGAGCAGGTCAGTTATCGCTTAAACAACCCAGAATATCACTTGCAGTATTTCACCATGTCTAATACACCAGGAGCCATCCTTGCAGCCTTATTAAGCGGAACAGGATTTTCTGTGGGAACAGTCGAGTTTAGTGTTGTGACCACCTTCTCTTTACAGGAAGCATGTTCTCGCAGAGCCGCTTTGCGATTGTTTGCAGAATACCTGCAAGCGGAGTTGGTTTTTCAAGGGTTTCAGATTAGCTTAGTTCAACAGCGGGGTAGCACTACACCGAAAGAACTGAGAGTCGGTAAGGAAATCACGGTCATTTCACAAAGCATTAATAAACGACAAAGGGATAATTTAGGCAATCCCATTGTTTCCATTGACTGTGGTGTATATTGGGGAACGAGCTTGGCATTGGGAGATGTGGTGGAGTTAGATTATCCAAGTTTGAGAATCCAGTCTTCTTTACGTATCGTTAGTCTTAGTTATGATCCATATAACCCAGCAAATCTTTCGATTGAAGTCGGTAACCTGGCAGCTCGATTAGAGAATGATCTCTATCGCATCGAGACCCAAACTGTAGCAAAAGAAAAAGTCTATAACGGCACTCGCATTGGCCCTTCGGAAGGATTTGTGGTAGAGCGCAGCGATGGCAAAGCTCGAACCGTAATGAATGCGACCGAAGGCATTAGCATTTATAGCAATGAAGGCTCTGGGTTGGTGCGTCAATTCTATGTTGATACCAATGGTCGTATCATCGCCAAGGCTTTAGATATTGCAGGAGACTCTACCTTTGGAGGAACCGTCAAAGCCAGCCAGCTCTTGATCGGCGGTGTCAATGGGAACATTTCCTTTAATCAATTAACCGACACACCGATATATCCAGATGATGCCTACATCACGCAAATCACGCGTAATACCATCACGACCTCTTATGTCAATGCACTCAGCGTTATTGCCGGGTCTGTGGCTGCAGAGAACCTAACAGGAAGCACGATCACAGGTAAGTTAATCAATGGAGGCACCATAACAGGTGCCTTGATTCGAACATCTGAAACCGGTCAACGGTTGGAAATCGATTATAACAATCGTCTGGTGATTCGCTCCAATGCAGATGGAAACCCGGTGTGCTTTGTTCTAGACTATGTAGCAGCCAATCAGGAGATCTTCTTAAGGACGCTAACCGGGTATAAAATCAAGATCCAATCCGTCGGTGCTAACATGTCGATTGGAGCATATGGCACAGGGTATAAACTCTACATAGACAGCACCATGGACTTAGGGGGCAATAGCATCCTAAATGTTGGCAATATGCTCACCACCAGTCAAATCAATACCGCGATTGCCAATGCCCTCGCAGCACACGTCAGTCAATACCATTGAGGAGGGGGAAACGGAAGCCATGATTATCCATTACTATAGCATCTCCATGACGAGAGGAGATACCGCATCCCTAATCGTGAAAATGCGAGATCTTGAGGGCAATCCCGTCCCCTTTCAACCTGGGGATGTCATCTACTTTACCATCAAGAAATCTGCAGATGTGGTGGAGAAAGTCTTACAAAAGCAGATCACCGACTTCGTGGATGGTAATGCGGAGATATACATTTTGCACGAGGATACCAAGGATTTAGCAACCGGGGATTATGTCTATGACATTCAAGTCAATCGAATCGAAAATCATTCCGTCACGACCATTATTCCTCCCAGTCGCTTTAGCTTAAGTAAAGAGGTGACCTATGAGTGAGGTAAACATCATCGGGATCATCGAATCCAAGACCTTAGAAATCCAAGTAGAGATCATCGGAAGTGGGCCGAGAGGACCTCAAGGACCTCCGGGTGAGATCTATGTTCACCCTGCTACTCATCCGGCAGAGATGATCGTTGAATCAGAAGAGCGCGTCTTCTTGAGTAATCAAGAGAAGACAGCGCTCTTATCTTTTACGGAATCGTATGTGCATGACCAGATAGCTTCCAGTGCAACTTGGACAGTTATGCACAATTTGAATAAATATCCCAACGTGACCATCCTTGATTCGGCAGGGACTTTGGTGATCGGTGAGATTGAGTATATCAGTAAGAACATCCTAGTTCTCCGCTTTGCTGCAGAGTTTTCAGGTAAAGCGTACTTAAGTTAAAGGGAGAGTGATTCCATGAGGTATGAAACCAATATAGACCTAAACAAAAACGAACTGCAGAATGCAGCTCTACAAAAACTAACCGCTGCTCCCGCCACTCCGGTCAAGGGGCAGATGTATTTCAACACCACAGATAATCGTGCCTACTCTTACAATGGCACTGTTTGGGTAGCCATGGACGCAGTCGATGCTCCCAGCGAGACCCCTACTACCTTAGGGTCTATTGTCAATGGAGCTGATGCGAAAACAACCCCAGTGGATGCAGACTTAATTCCATTAGTGGACAGTGCAGCATCGAATCTCTTAAAGAAGCTGACCTGGGCTAACGTGAAAGCTACTGCCAAAACCTATTTTGATACGCTCTACGCGGCGATCTCTCATAGCCATGATGCATCTGCGATCAATGCCGGGACTTTACCTGTTGCAAGAGGCGGAACTGGAGTCTCCAGTGTGGGCGCACTGATGGCGAGCATGGGAATTATTGAGGGAATTTGCTCCACATCATACGGAACCAATCCGAAGGTAGTATCGTTTGCTGTCAATCCAGTAACCATGAATCCCGGCTCTGTTTTTGCTGTCAAATTTGAAGCGGGTGGAATCCCAGGGGGCTCGGCATTACGAATCAACTCCACGGATTATCCAATCTTAACGCAAACTAATGGTTACACTAATATAGCAACTGGAGAAGCTCCAAGCCCAGGAACCTATCTTTTTGCTTATATCCCCACTCCAGCAGCTCATGTTGTTTTATTGAATCCAGCTCCCACATTAGCGGAAACCAAATCGGTGGGAACGAACTCGAGCGCAATTGCGACCACCGCTTTTGTGAATGCCGAAATCGCTAATGATGCAGCTCCCATAGCCCATGTGGGTGCAACTGGAACCGCTCATGGTGTTGCTACGGGTTCGGTGAACGGTTTTATGACTTCAGCCGATAAAACCAAGTTAGATGGAATTGCAACCAGCGCAAACAATTATGTTCATCCCAATCATTCTGGTGATGTGACTTCCAGCGGAGATGGAGCAACCAGCATTACAGATAATGCGGTAGTCAATTCAAAATTAGCAGATATGGCTGTGAACACCTTGAAAGGCCGAATCACCACCGGCACCGGTGATCCTGAAGATTTGACCGCAGCTAATGTTCGCTCGATTCTTAACGTCGCAGAAGGAGCGAATAATTATGTCCATCCTAATCACTCCGGGGATGTGACCTCTACTGGGGACGGTGCAACAGCAATCGCTGCGAAAGCGGTCACTCTCGCTAAAATGGCAGATATGGCAACAGCTAGTATCATTGGCCGTAAGACAGCTGCTTCGGGTTCCCCTGAAGTCTTATCCAAAGCAGATGTCCTTACCCTTTTAAATGTTGCAGATGGAGCGCAAGTCAATACGGTGACCAGTGTTGCTGGGAAAACCGGAGCTGTTACCTTAGTCAAAGGTGATGTCGGCTTAGGCAATGTGACCAATGATGCGCAAGTCAAAAAACTTGCATCCTCGACCAATGGTAATATCCCGACTTGGAACGGAACCACCGGAGATGCTTTAGCTGCAGGATATTCTGTGGAAACCACACTCAGTGGAGCGAGCACTGCCATTCCTAGAGCCGATGCGGTGAAGGCTTATATCGATGGACTCTTGAGTGCCTCTGATGCGATGATATTTAAAGGGACCCTTGGAACCGGTGGAACCATTACCGCTTTGCCCACCACCTATTCTGCAGGCTGGAGTTACAAGGTTATTAATATTGGTACCTATGCTGGGAAAGTGTGCGAAATCGGAGATTTGATTATTGCCATTGTGGATCGTGCAGGAACCGGCAATGTCGATACCGACTGGATTGTGATTCAGACGAATCTTGATGGAGCTGTTATTGGACCGGCATCCGCGACCGATGGAACCTTGCCTTTGTTTAACGGAACATCCGGTAAATTACTTAGAACCAGTTCTTATACACCTGCGTCCTTTGCAACCGCAACGCACAACCATATTGGTAGTTATACACGTAAATACAGCTTGGCATTTGGGAATGGAACCTTGAGTACCTATGTTCTCACCCACAACCTGAACACCCGAGATCTAGTGGTTACTTTGCGCGAAACTGCTGCACCCTATGCTGTAGTGATGTGCGATGTGGAGTTTGATACGGTTAATACAGTAACAGTCAAGTTTGCCACTCCCCCTGCGACCAACCAATATACCATTACAGTCGTGGGTTAGGAGCGTGAATCAATGCCTAAAGATCTATCTCCTGGAATGATTAGTAAGAAAATGACCGCTGAACAGAACCTAACGCTGTCAGCGGTCAATGAAAAAATAAATATCGATTCGAGTGCGTTCTCCGCGAACATTGTTATCCCTTGTGATACGGGAGTTGGAACAGTCTATTATAAGACCGCAACGGTCAACACTCATTTCGATATCTCACCAACTATGGTCAATGGCCCCATTGACGATCTGTTGGCTGTTGGTGAAATCAAGACCATCACAGCCATTATTACCATGGGAGCATCGCCTTACAATTTCGCAGCTTTCCGGATCAATGGGGTCTCACAAACCATCAAGTGGGCAGGGGGTTCTGCACCCACTTTAGCACAAAATGCGCTGAATATTTTCACCTTCTCCATCATAAAGACGGCGGCATCAACCTATACAGTGCTTGGAACAATGACGAAGTTTGCTTAAGGGGTGTACTGGATGAGCATGTTTTCTAGTTTTAATGGGGTCAGACGCTTTACTCCTCCAGGATCGGGTCTTTATCCCTTCACCAGTCATGTCTTCACAAACTGTGGGGCTACAGGCCGATATGGCCCTACTTTGGCCCAGGTGCAAGCTGCGTATAGTGGAGCAGCTTGGGCACAGAATACGGATTTCTTGAGCCAAGGAGCTTATCAGGGGTATCAGAAGTGGACAGTTCCTGAAACAGGACTCTATCTGATTGAAGCTATTGGGGCCGCTGGTGGGTATGCCACAAACTACTCCAGTTATCCAGGTAGAGGAGCGAAAGCTCAAGCAACGATCCTTCTACAAATGGGCGAGTGTCTTATCATCGTAGTCGGACAATCAGGCGGGTATGCTCCTTTGGTAGGGGGTGGAGGTGGAGGGACATTCGTCATCCGAGAAAGCGGTGTTATTCCATTGGTGGTAGCCGGTGGAGGTGGTGGCGCGCGTCAAAACTCAGACTATCGAGTGAACTATGGTGATGCATCCACGAGCACCGATGCTCGCAGCTTTTCACATTATCCCGACAATCGAGGATGTCCGGGTGCTGGAGGCTTTTCATCCAATGGCATGAACAGTTCCTATAGCGGCCCAGGAGCCCAAAGTTTTTATGCGGGGTTAGTGGGGTGCATGTATCCTGAATCCAATTCCGGTCTCGGTGGATTTGGTGGCGGGAGTTGCGGTGAATGGATTTATTGGGGTACTGCTGGACATGGAGGTGGCTTCTCCGGTGGAGCTCAATACAACTCCTATGGAACAAATGGAGCTGGGGGTAGTTGTTCAGGCTATTATGGTTGCGGAGGTGGCTCTTATGCCACTGGTTCAAACATTGCATTCACTTCGGCAGTAGGAACCGCTCATGGTTCCGTTACCATTTCAAGATGAAAGAGAGGAAGGGAAATGACCATTGAATTAACACTTCTGATTTCCGGCTTGGGCTTAGCCTTTGCAGTTTATTCCGGTCTTGCCAATATTCGCAGAAACCAAAGTGCAGATGATCGCAATGCCGCTTCTCAGTTAACAACGGTGATTGTGAAGTTGGAACATATTAGTGCAGGAATCAATGAGATCAAAGCAGAGATGTCCGGAGTGAAAGCTGATATCAAGGAAGATCGAGAGAAGATTATCCGCATTGAAGAAATGGCTAAGCAAGCACACACTCGGATTGATACTTTGGAAAAGAATCGTTCTGTAAGAGAGGGTGAATCCAGTGAATAAAGGTTACTTCTCAAAAGCGATTGTGACCTTAGTGGTGTGCATCAATATTCTGTTCTCTGCTGCAGTGTTGCTGATTTTTTATAAGACCTCATCTGAGCCAGTAGCCTTAATCGGTTGCTGGTTTGCTTTTACTACCGGTGAACTCTGGATGCTAGCCACGATTAAGAAGGCGAAAGTAAGAAAGGAGTCTCAAGATGGACAAAATTGATTGGGTAACAAAACTGTCTTCTCGGAAGTTCTGGGCAGCCGTCACAGGCTTTTTGACAGCCATTCTCACGATATTTGAGGTAGATAATCTAACCATAGAGCAAATCATAGGACTGGTTTCTGCTTTGTCAGTACTTATTGCCTATATTATTGGAGAAGGTTTGGTGGACTCTGCGCGTGCATCAGCTGGAACAGTTTCGTCTGAGGTGGATAAGGTATGAAGTTAAAGCAATACTACCTAACCGAGAACGATTGTTTCAAAGCCGGTCGTAAGATTACTGTTCAGGGGATTATGATTCACTCGACAGGGGCGAATAATCCTTACTTGAATCGCTATGTTGCTCCAGATGATGGCTTGTTGGGACAGAATCTATATAATAACCATTGGAACCAAGCGAAGCCAGGGGGACTTGAAGTTTGTGTACATGCGTTTATTGGTAAGTTGAAGGGTGGCTCGATAGGCACTTACCAGACGTTACCCTGGAATCACCGAGGGTGGCATGCCGGAGGGGCTGCGAATGATACCCATATTGGAATTGAGATCTGTGAAGATAGTTTGACGGATGCCGCTTACTTCCAAAAGGTTTACTTGGAAGCAGTTGAGCTCTGTGTTTTACTTTGTAAGCAGTATGGCTTAACCGAGAAAGACATCATTGGTCATTGTGAAGGATACAAGAGAGGAATTGCATCTAATCATGCTGATCCGAGTCATTGGTTTACGAAGCATGGTAAAAGCATGGACAGCTTTAGAATGGATGCGAAAGAGCGTCTTAAGCCTACAACGAACAAGAAAATATATCGAGTTCAAGTGGGCGCTTTTAGCGAAAAAGGCAATGCAGTAAATCTGCTGACTAAGCTTAAATTGGCTGGGTTTTCGGATGCATACATAAAAAGTGAATAGAGTATTGAAGCCTACTGACGAGAATATCCTCGTCAGTAGGTTTCTTTTTTTTGTACTTTCGTTCAAATTAGCTTTTCACCTCCATTGAGTAGTAAGAACACTACTTAGGAGGAAAGCTTTATGGAATACATTTCAACCACACTCTCAGAGCCAGTGAGTGAAGAAATCGCCATTACCCAAGAGCAATTACAGCGCGAAGTGGACTACTACCGAGCTCAACAGATCTTAGGCATCTTGCTACAAAACGGACTCATTTCTAAGTCTGAATACAATAGAATCACCCAGCTGAATCGCGAATCCTTCTCTCCCCTTTTAGCCAAAATCATGCCAAGTTTGACTTGATATAAGTAGGCATTAGAGGTAATATGACACACTAACAAAGGGGGTGAAAGATTGAAAAAGATAACAAAAATTGAGAGAAATACTTCAGTTGCTTCAGAACAGCCCAAACTTCGTGTTGCTGCCTACTGCAGAGTATCCACTGATGACGAAGACCAGCTGTTTAGTCTCGATGCACAAATCAAGCACTATGATTCTTATATCAAGCAAAATCCGGAATGGGAGTTTGCTGGGCTCTATTATGATAAAGGTATCACCGGTACAAAGAAAGAGAAACGTCCTGAGTTTCTTCGTTTGATAACTGATTGCGAAAGTAAAAGAATCGATTTAATTGTCACGAAGTCGATAAGCCGCTTTTCTCGAAACACCACTGACTGCTTGGAAGTGGTGAGACGGTTGATTGATTTACATGTCTTCGTTTACTTTGAAAAAGAGAATATCCATACAGGTTCCATGGAGAGCGAACTCATGTTATCCATACTATCTGGATTAGCTGCGAATGAGTCGACATCCATTTCTGAGAACAATAAATGGTCAGTCAAGCAAAGATTCCAAAATGGAACTTTTAGACTTTCATCCCCGCCTTACGGATATGATTCCATAGAGGGTAAGTTAGTGATCAACGAAGATCAAGCAAAAACGATTCGGATGATTTTTTCCATGACTCTTGCAGGTTTTGGGGTTGGCAAGATCGCAAAGGAATTGAATCGGTTAAAGATACCAACCAAAAGAAGCCAATTTTGGAATTCATCCACGATTCTAGGAATCCTTCAAAACGAGAAGTATGTAGGAGATGCCTTATTTCAAAAAACCTTTACTGATGCCTGCTTCAAGCGGCACTTGAATACCGGTGAAAGGGACTTCTACCAAATCAAAGATAACCACCCAGCAATCATCAGCCGAGCAGATTTCGATGCGGTACAAACCATCCTACTTCAACGCCGTAAAGAGAAAAGTATTGAGAAGCAAAATCCCAAATATCAAAATCGGTATCCCTTCTCAGGCAAAATCCTTTGCTTTGAATGCGGAGGTAAATTCAAACGTCGTATTCACGCTCAATGCCAGGAAAGAATTGCTTGGTGCTGTTCAACACACCTATTCGATTCCGATATGTGCTCCATGAAATTCATCCTGGAATCGAATCTCGAATATACCTTTGTTACTATGATGAACAAGCTCATTTTTGGCCATACTATTATGCTTAAGCCACTGCTGATTAGTCTTCGAGGAATGAGCACTGCTGAGGAAAAAGCAAAACGCAAGAAACTCGAAAAACAGCTTGATGAAATAACAGAGCAGAGAAATGTCTTGCTCGGATTAATGTCCAAAGGATACTTGGAACCCGCCGCCTACACGAAAGGGAACAATCAACTTATATCGGATGCCAAGCATTTACAGAGTCAATGTGAGCAAATAAACCGATTGATCAGCAGCGGCCAAGAATACCTCAGTGAACTTAATGCCTTGCTACATTTCGTTTCAAAAGCATCGATGCTAGAACATTTCGATGCAGAGCTGTTCTCGCGCTTTGTCAAACAGATTCATGTCTACTCACGCTGCGAGGTGGGGCTCGAACTAAAGTGCGGTTTGATTCTTAGAGAAAGAGTGGTGGAAGAATGAGTCACGTACCTTTTGGATATAAGATAGAGAATGGCAAAGCAAAAATTGACGAGGTCACTTCCGCGCAGGTCCGAAAAATCTTTCAATTCTACTTGGAGGGTGATTCTCTCCTTACAATTGCAAAAAAGACTGGGGCTAAAGCATCACACCCGGGTATTGGCAAGATTCTTTGCAATAGAAGATATCTTGGGGACGGCTTCTATCCACCCCTCATTGATCCAGAGATATTTGCAGCTGTAGAATCAGAGCGCACTCAAAGAGCTGAAAAGTTAAAGAAGCACAAGATTTCTCCAAATAGAAAACAGGTCCCCTTCCCTACTAGCTTTCGACTTCTCGAAGGCAATCAGCAGTTTGCGGACCCATTCCAACAAGCAACTTATGCTTATAGTTTAATAGAACGGAGGTAAATAGTAAATGGCGTTAGGAACGAACGTAACCCTGATCCCTGCGAGGAAGCATGTCAGAAAGTCAAAGAATGATGAGAAACCTAAACTACGAGTTGCTGCATACTGTCGTGTATCGACCGATAGTGATGAACAAGCGACTAGCTATGAAGCTCAAATTGAACATTATACATCCTACATCAACGGAAACCCCGATTGGGAATTGGCGGGCATCTTCGCAGATGATGGCATCTCTGGAACCAACACCAAAAAACGCGAAGAGTTTAATCGCATGATCGAAGAATGTATGGCCGGTAATATTGATATGGTTATAACCAAATCTATCAGCCGCTTTGCTCGAAATACACTAGATTGCTTAAGGTTCATACGGCAATTGAAGGACAAGAACATTCCAGTTTTCTTTGAGAAAGAGAACATCAATTCCATGGATTCCAAAGGCGAGGTCATGCTTACCATCATGGCCTCCCTAGCTCAACAAGAGAGTCAATCCTTAAGCCAGAACGTGAAAATGGGGTTACAGTATCGTTACCAACAAGGTGAGATTCAGGTCAACTGCAAGTGGTTTCTGGGTTATACGAAAGATGAGAACAAGCGCTTGGTGATTGTTCCGGAAGAAGCAGAAACCGTAAAGCGCATCTATCGAGAATACCTCGAAGGCAATAGTCTTCTTAAAATCGCTCGGGGCTTGATGGCGGATGGCATCAAGAACGGATCTGGTCGAACCAAATGGCATACGAGTAATGTAAACCAGATTCTTCGAAACGAAAAATATATAGGCGATGCTCTTTTACAGAAAACATATACGACCGATTTCCTAACTAAAACTAGAGTAAGAAACCATGGTATCGTTCCTCAGTATTATGTAGAAAACAGCCATGAGGCAATTGTTCCGCGTGAAATCTTCATGCGAGTACAAGAGGAATTGATTAGACGCAGGATAATTCACACCAGCCCTAATGGCCAAATTCGAAAATTCAGTAGCAACCACACTTTTGCCAATAAGATTGTTTGTGGCAACTGCGGAGAGGTATTCAGAAGAGTTCATTGGAACAACCATGGCAAGAAGTCCATTGTCTGGCGCTGTGTCAGCCGTTTAGAAAACACCGGTCGTTTCTGCGATGCAAGAACTATTTCTGAAACAGATCTTGAAGAGACGCTAGTGAAAGCAATCAATAAGGTGTTGTGCGATAAGGACGACTATCTTGAGATCTTGCAGCATAATATTCAGAAAGCCTTACGAGAAGAGCAAAGCATCGATCTATCTGAGATCGCTAATCGATTAGAGATTCTTCAAGCTGAGCTTGTAAGGCGAGTTAACATAAAAGCAGATTATGATGATATTGCTGATGAGATAGCAAAACTGAAGGATGAAAAGCAAAATTCAGAGTTAAACAATATCAGGCAAGACGATTTGAAGAAACGCATCTCTGATATGAGTGCTTTTATGAAGCAACAAACTTCTTTCTTAATTAAATATGACGAGGGGCTCGTCCGGCGACTAATTGAGAAGGTTATCGTAGAAGAGGACAAACTCACTGTGGAATTCAAATCCAGCTTAGCTGTTGCATTGTTCAAATGA